TAGACCTGGAGATTCAACAGGAGAAAAAGTTTATAAAGGTGGTATGCATGTTTTAGAAACCTTTATGCCTGGATCTGTTAATCAGATAAACAGATTATTTCAAGCAGGTGCTTTAGGTAATGAAAAGATTCCCGATAAATATGGTAACACTTATAATCTACTAGATGAAGCAGGCGGTATCTTTGGATTCAGAGCAATTGAAGCTGATCCTGTAGAAGCAATGCCATTTATCGTTACCGACTTTAACAAGAAGAACGATAGTGCAAGAGCATCGTTTGTTGGCGATATCTTAAAAGGTGGTCTTGTTTCTCCAGCAGAGATTGTTGAACAATATATCAAATCGGAAAGAGTTAGATTTCAAAACTTTAAGCAGATGCATAACGCATATCAAGATGCTTTACAGTTAGGAGCCAACAAAGGAAAATTATCAAAAGAACTAAATCGTTTAACTAAAAGAGAAAAAATATCAGTCATGAACGGTCGATACTTACCTTATGTTCCTGGTCCAGGAATCAGAGAAGCTTTCAACAGAAACTACCGAGAGTTAAGAGAGGAACTTGGTAGAGATATTGAGAATCCTTTCAATCTTGCATTCAAGGAAATCATGAAGATTAGAAAAAATAACATAGGTATTGACGTTAATTCTGGTGACTTTGATTCTACCTTTATTGTACCAGAGGGCTTTAATATTAAAGAGATTGTTCCCCCATCACCGCCCACGACTACCGGCCCAGTGACCAGTTCGGGAGGCGCAGGAACTGTAGTATCAGGTAGACAAACTCTTGATTCTCAGTTAGCAGCTGATACACTCATTGGAAATGACCCACTACTTCAGGAACTATTTAGACAAAGGAATACATAATGGCACCTCCAGGATTTACTAGCAAAAAAACATCTACATCTGGTGGTCCTCCAGGTACTTCTTCAGGTACTTCTTCAGGGAAATCTCGTGCAGATATTGGTAGAGAGTTAGATAGAGAAATAACTCGTAGAGAATATTTTGATGGTCGAAAAGATGTTTCTGATGATCGTTTAGATAGAAGATTAAAACAAGCACAAGAATTAGCAAAGTTTAAAAGAGAAGAAACAAAACCTGTCTACACTACAAGTGGTAGTATTGTAAAAGGTTTAACTCAAAGAAGAACTCCGGCAAGTATGGATTTAGCTCAAAAACAAATGCAATTAGCTAATAAGTATGGTCCTACCTTTGGTGAGATCATGAGTGATGTTACTTATGCTGGTGGAAAAGTTTTAGGTGCTCTTGGAGAAAGAGCCATGAGTGGTAGTTTAGGAATTCTTGGGGCTCTTAAAGATGTTGCTAATTATGCTCTTGATAAAGCTAACAAAGGCTATGATAAATTAAATTCTGTACAACAAGAAATATTTGAAAACCCTGGTAAGTATCCTTACGCCTCTAACATATCTCAAGTAAAAACAGTTAATAATTCTAGAGAACTAGCATTAGAAGCTGATAGAGATGCTCTAGGTTTGGAGTTAGATGCATTAATTGCACAGAGAGAAGAAGATAGATTTAGATACGAGAATCCAACAGTGGATATGAGGGCTCCAACAAAAGAAGATTTAGAAGCCCTAGATACAACAAATGTTGGTTATGTGGAGTCGGGTCAGTTTAAACAAGATTTACAAAACTCAGGTATTCTATCTGTTGATGATCCATCAACAGGGGAACCTTTGCCTGATAACACAAAAATACCAGGGCAAGAGTCAACTATTGGAGACTTTAAACAAGCATTAGAAAACCAAGGATTTAATGAACTTCAAATTAAATCTGCAGTTAATGAAATTACAAGACAAATTCTTTCTGGAACATACACAGGAGATTTTGAAGTAGACACAGGATCAACGTATCCTAACGCACCGGGGGGTAGAGACGAAGAATTTTATATAGATCCTTTAGATATGTCTCAAGGAATGCAAGCTGGACCTGAGTATGGAGAAAGTTATAGTAGATTCGTTGGAGGATCGGTAATAGATAAATCTCCAAGTTTAGCTGACACTCAATATGGCATGAAGAGTTTAGAATATGATGATATATTAGAGGGCGATTCATCTGGAGGAACAAAGGTCACTGCTTATAATAATCCTGGTAACTTACAGTTTGCAGGTCAACAGGGAGCGATTGAAGGACAAACGTACGGTAATAATTTCGCTGTATTCCCTAATGCGGAAGTGGGGATATCAGCATTAAGAAATGATTTAACTGCTAAAGTAAATAGAAGCAACAAGGTTGATGACATTATTGGTGAGTATGCCCCTAAAGCAGATAACTCAGAATCATTTAATAACTATGTTTCTTTTGTTAAAGATAGAGTAGGAGAAACTGTTGAACCAAATGAAATAGATGAATTAACTCGATCTGTTATTCAATTTGAAAACAAACCAGACATTGCAAATCAATATTTAAATCTATTAGATCAACCTACTTTAGTAGCCGATGCTAGTAAAAGAGATATTAAAACACTACAACCTATTAGAGATATGGGAATAGGTTATGATATGGGAGTAGATATGTTCTCACCAGTGATTAAAGATTTAAAAGAAAAAAACCCAACTTTAACAGACGAAGAAATTAGAGGTATTATTGAAGGAACAATAACACAACCCACTGGAGTTTTCGCTGCGGATGGAGGAATGATTGACAAACAATTAAAAAGTTTGCAAAACGGTTTACAAAATATGTACAATGGTATACCTTCTGTCAGAAGAAGATGAGAATATTTATTACGCATTTAAGAAATATAATAAGATCATACTTATATAGAGCAACAAAAAGAAAGGAAAAAGATCCTCATGAAATACATTGGGGAATAGGTGGAAAATGAACACAATAAAAATTACTGATGAACTGAAGGCTCGGATTCGTGACCATGAAGGTTGTAGGGACGAAGTTTATTTAGATTCGCTAGGCAAAGCCACGATTGCCATAGGACATTTGGTACAACCACACGAAAGAGATCGTTATAAACCAGGTGTTAAAATATCAGCAGATGAGATAGAAGACTTATTTTTAATAGATTTAAATAGAGCTTGTGCAGGAGCTGAAGAATTAATAGGGCAGCTGTATAGAGGTGATAAAAGATTACCTCAAGAAATTGAGCACGTGATCGTCGAAATGGTTTTTCAATTGGGGAAAACAGGTGTTTCAAAGTTTCGTAAGATGTGGAAAGCATTATCAGATGGTGATCGAAAACAAGCGTCTATGGAAATGAAGGACTCCAGGTGGCATTCGCAAACTCCTGTGAGATGCGAAGCCTTAGCTGAAATCGTTGCAAACGCTTAGAGCGTTCTTCTAATAAAATTCGGGAAGCGGCCTTCTTGCTTAAATGTCATGTAGGCTGCATACCAATCGTTTTTATATTCTGCTTGGCAGAAATCTTTAATATCCTCATCTTTATCTTCTTTTGTTTTAAAGAAGTTTAGAAAGTGATTCATTGATCTTTTAGTTAAGTTAAACATTATTATCTCCTTGTTATTTCGTGGAGAATATAGTGTTATTTTTTCTTTTTAGTTGTGCTTTTATTGGAACTCTGATGTTCCTTTATGGCGTGAAAGACTTCAACTTTGGACCAGTGAGCCATTGCAGCTTTATGAATATCTTCTTGAAATACTTTTAACTGACCCATATCCAATTCAATAGGTCTGCCTAAATTGTCTTGTGCTTCTTTAACTTCTTCTCTTGTTAGGCTTAGATAGAGTTTGCCATCTTGATATACAATTCTACTCATTTTATTTCCCCCCAATTATCTCCTATTTCCGCATCACATTTGACAGGAACATGTAGTTCAACAGCAGATTCCATTATCTCTTTAATCTCTTTTACCTGGGTCTCATTGGCTACGGAGACGTTGAGTTCGTCATGTATTTGAATCATAGGAATAACCCCTACATCCTTCCACAGATTCACCATGGCTTTTTTGGTTTGATCTGCTGCTGAACCTTGTATTAACCTATTCAATGCACGATAGGTACCTGCTCTTTTTATTTCATTCCAGCCCCAAGTCTTGAGGGCATTCTCTTTAGACATCATTCTTTTATCACTGAAGTCTTTGTTTTCATATAATTCAAAACGACAACGTCGTCCGAGCAGGGTGGTGATATATCCGTTTTGTTCGGTATATCTTGTAGCTTTAATAATAATATTGTTTAAGAAGTGAACATTGTCATTGTATTTATCTTTTAATGCTCTGGCTTGTTCGGGGCTGATATCCAAGGAAGCTGCGAGTTTAGCGATACCCATACCATACATCAAACCCAGTCCAATTGTTTTGGCTTCTTTCCTTGAAATTCCCGCCATATCAGCAGTTACCTGGTGGAAGTCCTTTCCCTCATGGAAGAACTTAATTAGGGTGTCAGCGCCCTCTAAACCGTGTTTTTTGGCATAATGAACGAGGAGTCTAGGCTCTTGTTGAGAATAATCTAAAGATGCCCATTTCTCTCCCTCTTCGGGTAAGAATAAAGATCTAATCTTAGGACCAATGGCTTCGTTTCTAGCAGGGACTTGTTGCAAGTTAGGATTGTTCATAGACAATCGCCCACTGACCGTGCCCCCATATTCTCCTTTGAGTTGATTAATCTCTGCATGGATACGACCATCGACTTGATGTTTGAGAATGGAATCAATAAAGGTGGTGTGAGCTTTATTATATTCTCTGGCTACCGATAAAGATTGAATCAAAGGATTTTTACTTTCCCTCATTGCTTCATTACTAATCTTTGCTTGATTATTTATTTGAGTTCTTTCGTACTTCTCTCCTAGTTGATCAAATACTTTTTGAAGGGAAGCTGCTGTGTAGATATCGGAGTCATCAATTTTAATTCCTGTTTCTTTTTTAATGTTTGTGTAAATCTTTTCTTCTTCTGCTTTGAAATACTTCTTGGTCTTTTCTGCTTTGTCTAAATCAACACGCACACCTTTCCAACGCATTTCAATTAAGAGTCGAAGTAAATCTGTTTCTAAATTAAAGACATCCGTCAATCCTTGCTTTTGTATCTCTACCCGTAAGAACTCCCAAAGTTTTAACGTCAACCGAGTATCTTGCTCTGCATAAACACCAACATATTCTACGGGAACCATATGCATATTTTCAATCGCTTTGAATCCATGCTCTTTACCAAAGTCTACTAAAATGTTTCCTTGTTTTCTTTCATTCAGATAATCTTTGGCTAAACTATCCAGGCTATAACTAAATCTATTTTCATCGACTAACGGAGCTGCAATTAATGTGTCATAAATTTTGGATACATTACACTCTACACCCCAACGTCGAAGCCAACCAATATCATAAGAGGCGTTATGACAAATCACAATTGGATCATGTTTAAATAATTTACGAAGCCAATTCTTTACTTCTTCTTCTGGAAAATTTCCCCCTCGTGCATGACGCACAGGAAAGTATCCATCAAACCCTTCAATCGAAATAGCAACACCGACCACATATCCTTTGCCCGTGGCCCACCCGCCACCAAGATTTTTAATCTCTGGATCATAGGTTTCTAAATCAATAGCAACTTGTTTTATTTGTGTTTCATCAGGGAAACTAGGTCGTACCCATTCAGGTTTATTTTCTTTCTTTAACAAATCCATTTGTTGTTCAAATATCATCTTAGTATCTCCTCAAATTCATATTGTGAAGTTGATGGAATAATGAATAAGTTTTCTTTTGCTCTGGTCATTCCCACATAAAAGACTCTTCTTTCATCGTCTCTATTTACAGCCATGTCATCAACTATTCTTTTGGAGATGTCAGTAAACAAAACAACGTTCTGACTTTCTCCTCCCTTTGCACCATGAATGGTAGATAATCTTAAATTAGATTTTTTACCCAGGTCATAGCCCCTTCTTATTATTTGTCTCATGTAGACAAGTTCTTGATCACCGATACCGTTGAGAGCAATATCCCAAGGAGTTTGAATGTTTACATTCAGTCCCCATTCTTGAGATAGTTCTTGATAAGAATATTTCTTTTCCTCATCAGCACCTTTCATCTTCTTGAATCCACGAGCAATGCCATACTCACCAGACTTGATGTATTGATACATCACCTTAACGTCCGGTAGAGAAACTTCTGTGTTATTTTGAAGAGCCTTCCAAGTATTAAAAGCAGTGAGCACTTCATCTTTGATTGATAGTTTATTATTCTTCTCAAATAAATATCCTTTGCTTTTTAAATCATTAGCAATCTCATTTAAATAATAATTAGTTCGACATAAAACTAACCATTCATTTTCTCTAAAACTTAATCTTTCGTAATTAATATTAGATACTGTACCTAAAGCTTCTCTTGAATTCCATTCTTTTGATATTCTATTTTTTACTTTACCAATTAATTGATTAGCCCTGGTAAAAACAGTTTTAGGTATTCGATACGATTGATTTAAAACTCTTTCATGACATTGAAGATTAATCAGTTTAGAAACATCTGCACCACTCCAAGAATAAATGGCTTGGTCATCATCCCCACCCAGATAAACAACTCTTGCTTGATCCATCATAATTTTTACCATGTCCCATTCCACAGGTTTTAAATCTTGAACTTCATCAACGATGAGAACTTCTAACTTTGGTGACATGTTTTGTTTTTTAAATTCTAAAATTAAATCTGTGTAATCAAAGACACCTTTTGATTTTTTAAAGTGATAATAATCGTGAGCCACTCTTTGTAATCTTTCAAACCCACCTTGAATATGACCTGCTTTTTTATACTCTTCATGTAGTGTTGTATTCTTGACTCGATATAAATCAATCAAATGAAATCCATCGGGATCTCTAGTTCCTGTATTGTTATTAGAACGAAGAGCAGGAGATAAGTCCACCCCATACTCTTGTCTAAATTCTTCAAAGTCTTGGTCTTGAATCATATCTGTATGAGTACAACCTAAGAATTGATAAGCACAAGAGTGTAATGTTCTAAACCATTTGAATTCTTTTCGATCAATTTTAAACTTATTGACCGCTCTAAAAACCGCTTCGTTAGCAGCTTTTTTTGTAAAAGAAAAGTATCCTATTCTATCGGGCTCTAGTTCCTGTTGTAAATTTTCCTCTACATATTGTAAAAGTGTAGTTGTTTTACCAGTACCTGGAGGTCCAATAATTTTATAAACGTGATCTAAAATGGTATCACCTCTTCTTCTTTCTTCTCAACAATCTCTTCTACTCTTTCAATCGAGTTGAACTTATCATTGTCCACGAACCAAACTAATTGACCTGGTTTGTTGTTGAGTTTTCTCTTGGTGCAATCTCCACCTAAGCCACGAATGAATACAGCTACTTGATTAGTCGTCAGAGCTGCGTGCTTTCTGTTTCTCATGTACTCTTGCAACTGATCAATACGAAAGAACACTTTGTTTTCCTCATCGTCCACGAAACACTGACCATTGAGAATGTCATCAATGTCCATAGCATTTGCTTGGTTAGAAATATATTTCGCTAAAACAATTTTGAATTGACCTTCGGGTGTCATCTCTTCATCTGTCTTAACTTCAATAGCTTTCGATACTAGATTAGTAACAAACATATCATAATCATTTCTCGACATCATCGGAGGCATTGATTTAGTTTTGACTAAACATTTTTTTCTAAACTTATGTTGATCATATAGTTCTTCAACAGTACACACAATTGTGCTCTCTTGATTAATTGTAATATGATAAATAGCATCATCATTATTTCCATATTGAGTAACATTACCAACATCTGTAATGACACTATTTTCACCAATACCAAATTTTCTTAAACGACATTTAGATTTATTACAGAAAGAACACATCGGTTGATCTTTACACTTGTATCCCCAATCTTTTTTATCTGCTTGTTTAATAACCTTTTCAATTTCTCTTGGTCGAAGTGCTTCTTCAAAATACTCATGATGAAATTTATGTACTTCATCTTCAAAAGACTCTCCATATTTCTTTTTTGCGTATACAGCAAATTGAAATAAGAAGTTGTCTCTACTACCTTTTTGTACCTTACCATTTTCTGTTAGGTAGGCTTCAATGCAATAAGGTGCATCTGCAAACTCTGATTTTTGTTTGTCTTTCTTTAAGGATAATTTTTTTAAATCATCCAGGGATAAAGATTTCTTTTCTACTTCTGCAATAAAATCTTCAAGACTTAAAATATTTCCTTCATCATTAAAAGCATATCGATCTGTATGCTCTAGTCCATTGTGATAAGGCATATTAAGAAAACTACCGACTTCCCAGTCAGCTTCGTTTCCTTCTCGTAATAATTTTTCTTGTTTAGGAAACACCTCACAATGTCCAAGGCCCATGAAAGAAGCAAGTTCTTTTATCTTATGATGAACAATACTCGCATGCACATACTCTTTAAAAAATAAAAAGATATGAGCACCACCACTTTTAGATTTAGTTACAACAAACGGCAGCTTTCGTTCTGCCAACTTGCGAGCTATCTCTACATGGTCCAGTGGATATTCATCGACATCAATACATCCCCATTTACATTTGTCTTCATCGTTAATAGGAAAGATGCCTAGACTAGGCCAAGATCCTTTTAAATGGTTTTCCCAAAGAGAGTCCTCAACCGGTAGCTTTCTAATGAAAGTCTGACCTTCTGTTTTGTTATCCTCTCGAAGACTCTCTTTAGGGGCGAACGTACCATAGGCACGCTCTAAACCAAAAAAGATCTCTTTGAATTGTGAGACCCTTTTATCCATTTAGAATGGAATGTCCCCAGATTGTTCTTGTGAACTTCCTTCCTCATCTTCATAGCCAGCAACGACTTTACCTTTTCGGATAGAGTCGTGAAACTCAGAAGCAAGATTGAAGATATTCTCATCATTAAGAAATTCTCCCTTCTCAATTTTCCAGCCATACCAAGAACCTTTGTCGTTCTTATCTTTAAAAGAACTGACGTTATAGATTCTGTACCAAGAAGGTGCTAAGAAAAGCTTTTTAGTTTTAGGGTTTTGAATGAACTCATTCTTTAAACTATAAGCCCAACTTCTAGCAACCTTTAGTCCTGAAACTTTCATGGAAAGAATAGCAGGTTGAGGTGCTCCTTCGCCTATAACTAGGACAAAGAAGTTAGCTGTTTCTTCTAAATAGTTTCCGCTTGGAAGACGAAACTTTCCGTCATCTCCACGTACTGCATCTCTTGGTCTATTGTGTGGAAGATATTCATTGACAGGAGCGTTGCCACTTCCTGTACCTCTTTCTTTCCACTCATACCACTTTTTCTCATAGCCACAGACTACAAGTTCAACACCGTCAGATCCGTAGACTGAGTTGCTTGCATTGTTGTAGATCAATCCAGGCTTTGCACCTTTGACCTCCTCTAATTCTTTATCAGAATTATTCTGTAAGACTTTAAGTCTCGCTGTAGGTAAGTCGTCTTGTGTGACGGCTTCTAGACCTGTGCCAGCAAACTTCTCGAGATCCTCGAAGTTCATTGCTGGTAGTTTATCTGTCTTTGTGGTGACAGCACCGTTTGCTTTTTCGTTTGTCATTTGTTTATTTTTCCTTTGTTATTTGTTTCGTTCGATCTTCACTTTTTTATAAGTGAACACTCCAAATTTTTCTTGATCAACAGATGTCATCGAACCTTTAGCAATCTGTTCCTCTACTAATTTGGAAAGTGTATTCCAAGGCACTGCCTTTTTATTGCTCGGGTACAATCCTTTGTCTTGTAACTCGTTCATTAAATTGGCAGCATCGGAATCTTGTCCACGACCAAAGGTCAACTTTACTTCGTTCTTAATCACATCATCAAGACCAAGTTCTTTTAGTCTAGAAAAACAATAGTCTTCGTTTTCCATGGTGATGTTTGCACGGAGTTGATCCTTGACGGAAACTTTTGAGCCATCAGTTAGAGTTAAAGATTTAACGCCAGCACCTTCAATCATTGAAGGGATGACTTCGTTTTCTAACTGAAACTCTCTGTCTTTGAGTTGTTTAATCTCTGCTTCTTTATCAGAGATTGTTTTACGAACATTATCTAATTCGTTACAAGCTTCTCCTAAATCAGAAACTTGTGAACTATCTAAAGTATTAAGTTTAGATTGTTCGTAAGCTTTTTCTAATAGACCCATTTTATTCTCCTTATTTTAATTCTATATTTATAGGAATATATATAGCACTTTCCCTATCCCATTTCAAGACCTTAAAATTATTATTTGTAATTTTTGCAGCTACGGCGCAAACAATCCCAATTAATACGGGATCTCCCATCAATAACAAATAATCATTAGGGGTAAAATCTTTTAGTTTTTTTTCAATTGAAAATACAAATCGTGAGGAGTTGACCTGGATTTGTTTTGGATTTTCAAACATGATAATAGGCATACCGAATCTTTCACAATCGGAAATATCTCGATACCCACCATTAGGTAATTTAGTGTTAGTTGTTACGTATACTTTACTCATTTTCTATCGTTTCTTTTATTGCTAATCCTATCACAAATGGTATCTGAGGTACAACAGAATTGCCTAAACATTTAAGTCTGTCCACCCTTTTGGGTACCCCATGAGCCACTCGACCCACGTCGGGTTCAAAGTCCCACCAACTACTGCATTGAGAGGCTTGGTGTTTCTGTTCTGTTGTGAAGGACCGCCATTGTTCTTCGAGTCTTGAACTGTTGGAGTTGGTAGCATCGCAGTCAAGGCAACCTTCTCTTCTAGTTTGCCCCTCTGCTTTCCTCTTCTCTGAATGTTCTCGATATTCTCCGCCATCGCTGACGATGCTCTCGGAGTCGGAAAACTCATTCGATATTCGACTTCCGTTGCTAGTCCCCTCGAATGTCTCTTCTCTTTGTTCGGACTGTTGTCCACGTAAAAGCTGTCGTTGCATCTCGTCGGAGTCGGCCATAATCTCGGCTCCCTCACTTGATCGTGCAATCTGATCTGTATCGGTTGACCACTCGGGCGTTTCAAATGACCAGCATCCAATGCTCTTTGAATTCCTGGGAGATTGCTTCCCCCCGACACTGCGTCCGGAGTTCGCCACAATCCAGACTCTTTCTCTTTTGTGGTTGGCGCCGACGCTAGAAGCTGAAATACTAAACGTCCTTGCGGAGTAGCCTTCACTCTCCAAGTTCTCGAGTACGGAGTCGAGACCGAGTTTAATGTGTCCACCAACGTTTTCTCCAATGACCCAAGTAGGTCGGAGTTCTTTGATAAGTCTAAACATTTCTGGCCAGACATGTCTCGGATCTTGCTCACCTTTTTTGCGACCTGCGACGGAGAAAGGTTGGCAAGGGTATCCTCCGGTAATGATGTCGACTTGATCAATTCCGTCTGCTTTAAGTTTCTCATAATTTAATTCCTTTACATCTCCATAAACTGGTACGCCAGGAAAATTTTTATTTAAGACTTGCTGACAGTATTTATCAAAGTCGCAAAATGCAACTGTTTCAACTAATCCAGCAGATTCTAGTCCTAAACTAAATCCACCAATACCACTAAATAGATCTAAGTGTTTTAACATTCTATAATTATTTCTATAATAGATAAGATATTTAAGATAGGATTGCAAGTATGAAATTTATACTGATACTTTTTGTTTGTATTAACGATCCTTTTGCACCGATTGAAAGCACCTGCGTGATGCAACCCTTAAAGATGGTTTTTGATTCCATGAAAGAATGTCAACTCGGGGCACGATATATTTATGAAGATATAAAAGACCCGAATGTTCATATGACTTCTTTTTGTGCACAAAAGAACTTGACATCGATATAGATAATATTATATAAAGAACATAGAAAGTTTTTATTATGTTAAGAGTACCGACACAGCCGTTTACAGAGAATCAATTACAATACTATAGTTATATTAATTATAACTTTGTAAATGATTACTTAATAGGTGAAGATAATTTATTAGAAAGTATTGACGCTGACTTGCCCACGGCTCACGAACTATTAGAACAAAGAAAAACTTATAACAAAACAGCGAAAAGGATTGATCAAGAAATTAAAAAGATGAAAAGAAAATTTGGTAAAGTAACAACCAATGAAAAATTTGTTCTTACTTTGAATGAAGTAAACGACCGATATTATTTGATTGACGCTGACGGTTCTATTATTGAATGGGATCGAGATACATACGAACATTTTAAAGATAAGAAAGGATTTAATTATGTATCCTAATTTTAAAACACAACCCTTTAATCATCAGCTGCAAGCATTAGGTTGTAGTTGGGACAAAACTAATTTTGCTTACTTCATGGAAATGGGGACAGGTAAATCCAAAGTCTTGATTGATAATATTGCGATGCTCTATGACCAAGGACAAATTAATGCTGCTGTTGTGATTGCACCCAAAGGGGTGTATCGAAACTGGGAACGATTAGAAATTCCTAATCATCTACCAGAGCACATTACTACTAGGATTACGACCTGGGTAGCACCGAGTTCTCGTAATAAAGAAGATCAAAAGAATATTGATAAGCTATCAGAAACTTTTGACGGCTTAGATATTTTCTTAATGAACGTCGAGGCTCTATCCAGTAAACCCGCTGCTGAATTCCTGGCCAGATATTTGAACTCAACCAATAGTTTATTGGCAGTAGATGAAAGCACCACAATCAAAACACAAAGTGCAGGACGTACCAAAAATATTGTGAAGGTTGCAAGACTAGCAAAGTACCGAAGAATTTTAACAGGATCACCGGTCACTAAAAATCCTATGGATTTATATTCGCAGTGTGCTTTCTTAGACGAAGACCTTTTAGGCTTTAGTTCTTACTATGCTTACAAAGCGAGATATGCAATCGAAGTTAAAAGACATACATCGACTCATGCGTTTCCTCACATTGTTGGTTTTAGAAATTTAGATGAACTATCCAGGAAGCTAGCGTTCTTTTCTTTTCGAGTATTGAAAGAGGATTGTTTAGATTTGCCAGCGAAAATTTATTCACCCAGGTACATTGAACTTAGTAAAGAACAAGAGAAAGCCTATAATGATTTGGCCACGTTTGCGATTACGCAGCTCGAGGGGGAAACACTCACG